GTGGTAAGTGGATTAAGCCAAACAATATATTAAATAACTGGAGGGTTACTAAAACCTGTTTAAGGTTGGGTAGTAGGATTATAGGAAAGTGTCTGATGGGTTCAACATCGAATGCACTAGAGAAGGGTGGTGATAACTTTAAGAAGCTTTACTATGACTCTGATCCAGGAATAAGAAATGCAAATGGTCAAACTAAAAGCGGGTTATATTCACTTTTCATCCCTATGGAGTGGAATATGGAGGGGTTTATTGATAAGTATGGAGCCCCTGTTTTAACCACACCTGAAAAACCTGTAGAGGGTATTAACGGGGACATAATAAAGAAGGGTGCTATAGATTATTGGAATGACGAGGTTTCTTCTTTAAAGAATGATGCGGATGCATTGAATGAATACTATAGACAATTCCCTAGGACAGAGTCTCATGCGTTCAGGGATGAGAGCAAGTCTTCTATATTTAACTTAACCAAAATCTATCAACAGATGGATTATAACGATAACCTAATAAAAGACAGGGTATTAACAAAAGGTTCATTCCATTGGAAAGATGGGAAGGTAGACTCTCAAGTTATATGGACCCCAAATGACAGGGGGAGGTTCTTAGTTTCTTGGATACCTAATAGCTCTTTACAGAACAGGGTTGACATCAGGAACGGTTCTAAGTTCCCTGGTAATGAACATATGGGTGCTTTCGGTTGTGACAGTTATGATATATCTGGAACAGTAGGTGGTGGAGGTTCTAACGGAGCGCTTCACGGTATCACTAAGTTCCATATGGAGGATGCGCCTTCAAATGAATTCTTCTTAGAGTACGTGGCTAGACCACAGACAGCTGAGATATTTTTCGAGGATGTTCTTATGGCTTGTATATTTTATGGTATGCCGATACTAGCAGAGAACAACAAACCTAGACTACTGTATCACTTCAAGAACAGAGGGTACAGACGGTACTCAATGAATCGACCAGACAAAGCAGCTAGTAAGTTATCAGGAACAGAAAGAGAGCTTGGTGGTATACCTAACTCATCTGAAGCTGTTAAGCAAGCACACGCGGCAGCTATAGAAACATACATAGAGAAGCATGTTGGTTTGGATACTGAAGGGGTTTATAGGTCTCCGGATGAGATGGGCTCTATGATGTTCTCAAAAACATTGAATGATTGGGCTCGTTTTGATATAAATAACAGGACCAAGTTTGATGCATCTATAAGTTCTGGTTTAGCTATTATGGCTATACAAAAACACCTGTACCAAACAGTTAAAAAAGAGTCTAAAATTAGCCTTAACTTTGCAAGATATAATAATAAAGGAAGGTTTAGCGAAATAATCAAATGAGAGAAATAAAGAAAGCTATAAATCCATCTACATTTCCTAGTCAGTTTGTACCAGAGTCTCAGAAAAATACAAAAGAGTTTGGTTTAAAAATTGGTCAATCTATTCAGCATGAATGGTTTAAAAGGGACGGTGGTAGTTCTAAGTTTTTTAATCAGTGGGATTCATTCCATAAGCTTCGTTTGTATGCTAGGGCAGAGCAATCTGTTTCTAAGTATAAGAACGAGATAGCTGTTGATGGTGATTTATCTTACATGAACTTAGATTGGACACCAGTGCCTATTATACCTAAATTCATAGATATAGTGGTTAATGGAATGTCGGATAGAATGTTCGATATAAAAGCGTATGCTCAAGATTCAATGTCTGCTGAGAAACGAAACAAGTACCAAGACTCACTAGAAGCTGATATGGTTTCTAAGGACGTCTTACTACAAATAAAGGAAGACTTCGGTGTTGACGCATTTAACACTGATCCAGAAAATTTACCAGAAACAGATGATGAGTTAGAGTTGCACATGCAGCTTAATTATAAGGCATCCATAGAGTTAGCTGAAGAAGCTGCTATAAACACGGTTCTTGCTGAGAACAGGTATGAAGATACTAGAAAAAGAATGTTGTATGACCTTACTACACTTGGTGTGGGTATGGCTAAGCATGAGTTTGTACCAGGTGATGGGGTTGTCGCTAAATATGTTGACCCTGCAAACGTTGTTTATAGTTACACAGAAGACCCTAACTTCAATGACTGTTATTATTGGGGAGAAGTTAAGACGGTTCCTATTGGAGAAGTTTTAAAGATTGACCCAACAGTAACTTCAGATGAGTTAAAAGAAATAGGAGAAATAAATAAAGATTGGGCAAACTCTTACAGAAACAGTGAATACTATGATACATCTGTTTTTAGTGGAGATAATGTTACTTTATTGTACTTCAATTACAAGACAACAAAGAAATTTGTTTATAAGAAAAAAGGAGAAAAAGTAATACCTAAAGAAGATACCTTTAACCCACCACAAGAAATGATGGAGGAAAGAGGTTTTGAAAAAGTAGAGAAAGTTATCGATGTTTGGTATGAGGGAGTTATGGTTATGGGAACTAACATTGTCCTTAAGTGGAACATGTCAGAGAACATGGTAAGACCTAAGTCCGCATCACAGAATGCAGTATCAAATTATATTGCTTGTGCTCCAAGAATGTATAAAGGATCTATAGAATCAATCCTAAGAAGAATGATTCCATTTGCTGACCTTATACAAATGACACACTTAAAGTTACAGCAAGTAATACAGAAGGTTGTCCCAGATGGTGTATTTATAGATGCAGATGGATTAAGTGAGGTAGATCTAGGTAATGGTTCAGCTTACAATCCTGAGGACGCATTAAAGCTTTACTTCCAAACAGGTTCTGTTATAGGAAGAAGTTTTACTCAAGATGGTGAATTCAATAATGCAAGAATACCTATACAAGAGTTATCTAAAAGCGGAAGCCAAGGGAAGATAGCAAGTCTTATTGGTAGTTACAACCATTACTTACAAATGTTAAGGGATGTTACAGGCCTTAATGAAGCAAGAGACGGGTCTATGCCTGATCCTAACTCATTAGTTGGACTACAGAAGTTAGCAGCGTTAAACAGTAACACAGCGACTAGGCACGTAATGGAGGGTCTTATGGATATCTCAAGGGACTTAGCTACAGCTTTATCATGTAGAATATCAGATGCACTAGAGTACTCTTCATACAAGGAGGAGTTTATTATGCAGATTGGTAAGTACAATGTAGGTCTCCTTGATGATATTAGGGAATTACACATACATGACTTCGGTATATTTATAGAGCTTGCTCCGGATGAGGAACAAAAGCAACAGCTAGAACAAAACATTCAGGTAGCGCTATCTAAGCAATCTATTGATTTGGATGATGCAATTGATATTAGAGAAATAAGAAACGTTAAGCTAGCTAACCAATTATTGAAGGTTAAGAAAAAGAGAAGAGAGAAAGAACGTCAGAAGTATGAGATGCAGAAAATGGCAGCTCAACAACAAGGGCAGATTCAGTCTCAACAGTTAGCAGGTCAGATGGCAGCTCAGAAGGTTCAGTTAGATGCTGAAGCAGAGATGAGGGTTGCTCAAGCTAAAGCAGGTTTTGATATTGAGAAAATGAGAGGCGAAGCTTCCATTAAGTCAGAACTAATGCAGTTAGAGTTTCAGCTACAGATGAGCTTGAAAGGAGTTGACACAGATAACCTTTCTAAAAGAGAGGAAGCAAAAGAGAAAGCAAAGGATGACAGGATAAGTAAACAAAACACACAACAATCAAGGCTTATAGAGCAGCGTAAGAAAGACTTACCTCCTGTAAATTTTGAGTCAAATGAAGACACGTTGGATGGTTTTGACTTAGCTGAATTCGAGCCTAGATAATTAAATCAAATCAAATATGGAAATCAAAGTAAGAGAAGTATCAGGCCCTGGACAAAAGTCCGTTCAGGAAGTTGAAGAAACCTTAATGAAACAGGTTGAAGAAACAGGTGTAGAGGATACCCTTGTTGAAGAAACGAGTGTAGAGGATACCCTTGTTGAAGAAACGAGTGTAGAGGATACCCCTGTTGAAGAAACGAGTGTAGAGGATGTCAGTATAAAAGAAGACGATATCCTTTCATTTATTAAGGATAAGTATAAGAAAGACATATCATCAATGGATGACTTGTTTGCTGATAAGCAACAAGAAGACCTGCCAGAAGATGTATCTGCATTCCTAAAGTACAAGAAGGAAACAGGAAGGGATATTAAAGATTTTATGAAGCTACAAGTGGATTATGATCAGGTGGATGATAGTAAATTATTGCAAGATTTTTATTCTTCTACAGAGGAGGATTTGGATTCTGAAGATATATCATACTTAATACAAGAGAAGTTTGGGTATGATGAGGACATAGATGATGAGTCTGATGTAAAGGCTAAAAAGATTGCAATAAAGAGAGAGCTTGCTAAGGCAAAGAAGTACTTTAATGAGTTAAAGGAGACCTACAAGATCCCAGTCGAGTCGGCTAAGGGGTTGGTTAACGATGAGGAGTTAGAGACTTACAATGCTTACAAGGAATATGTATCACAATCGCAAAGTATTCAAGAGGAGAATCAGAAGAAGACTGAATTTTTCATGAAGAAGACAGAAGAGGTGTTTAACAATGAATTCAAAGGTTTTGAGTTTAATATTGGAGAGCAGTCTGTTTTGTTTAGCCCTGGAGAAGTAAGTGACGTTAAAAGCGCGCAATCTGACGTTAATAATTTCATATCTAAATACATAGATGAGAAAGGATTGATAAAAGACCCTAAGGGATACCATCGTGCATTGTCTGCAGCAATGAACCCTGAGAAGATGGCTAATTTTTTCTACGAGAAAGGAAAGGCTGATGCAGTAGGTGATGTATCTAGACAGTCCAAGAACATAAACATGGATGTCAGGTCAACACCTCAACAAGTATCTACTTCAGGAATTAAAATGCGTGCAGTCAGTAGCGATAGCGGTAATGGTCTAAAGATTAAACGTAGAAAATAAACATTTAAAAAAACACAAAATGGCATTAACATTAGGAGCGGGTCAAGTAAGCTTAACCCCAACACAAACACAGGTAGTAACACCAGGGTCTTACATCTCAAACTTTGACTTTTTAAGTCAGTATCTTCCAGATACATACGAGCAAGAATTCGAACGTTACGGAAACAGATCAATTAGTTCTTTCTTAAGAATGGTAGGAGCAGAGATGCCTTGTACATCAGACTTAATTAAGTGGAGTGAGCAAGGGAGATTACACTTGAAGTATCAAGCAGTAAGCTTAGCTGATGAAGCAGTAGAAACAGACGACGCTGTAACATTATTGATTGCAGGTCACGCAATCAGAAAGGGACAAACAGTTATGGTATCTGACAGTACTGCAGCTTCTTTTAAAGCAATTGTAACAGGAGTAACAGCTGACAATATTACTGTAGCTCTTTATACTGCTGCTGGATTACCAGTAGTAGCTGGATTATCAGCAGGAGACAACTCTGCAACTGCTTTACAAGTATTTGTATACGGTTCTGAATTCAAGAAAGGTTCTAACGGAATGGAAGGAGCAGTAGAAGCTACTCCAGACATCAAGGAGAACAGCCCAATCATCATCAAAGATAAGTACACTGTATCAGGATCTGATATGGCTCAAATCGGATGGATTGAAGTTGAAGGAGAAAGTGGAACTGGGTACTTATGGTACTTAAAATCAGAGCATGAAACAAGACAACGTTTTGAAGACTATTTAGAGACTGCAATGGTGGAAGCAATTCCTGCTGAAGCTAACTCTGGAGCAATTGCTGCAGGAGGAGACTTAGGTAACAAAGGTTCTGAAGGTTTATTCTACGCTATCGAAAATGGTGGTAACACAACTACAGGAGATATTGAAAATTTAGATGATATCGATGCAATTGTAGCTAGATTAGACAAGCAGGGAGCAATCGAAGAGAATGCTTTATTTGTAAACAGAGGATTATCTTTCCAAATTGACACAGTATTAGCTGCACAAAATAACTTTGGTTCTTCTGGTTCTTCTTTTGGTTTATTCGACAATGATAAAGACATGGCTTTGAACTTAGGATTCACAGGATTCCGTAGAGGGTATGACTTTTACAAGTCTGACTGGAAATACTTAAACGACGCTTCTATGAGAGGTGGTATTGTAGGTGGAGCAGTAGATGGTGTATTAGTACCAGCTGGTTCAACTTCAGTTTATGACCAAGTATTAGGAAAGAACGCTAAGAGACCATTCTTACACGTTCGTTATAAGGCTTCAGCTGCTGAAGATCGTAAGATGAAATCTTGGATCGTTGGTTCTGCAGGAGGTGCTTCAAATAGTGATTTAGATGCTATGGAGGTTCACTTCTTATCAGAAAGAGCTTTATGTACTTTAGGTGCAAACAACTTCTTCTTATTCAAATAGGATGATTACATAGGGATTGGGTCGCATGGCGGCCCTCTCCTTTTTTTTATAAACTTTAAATTAAATCAAAATGAAAAAACAAGTAGTCCTTAAGGACAAAATCTACAGATTAAAAGGCATGACTGCCCCACTGAGTTATATTCTAAACTCAAGAAACACAAAAAGAAAACCATTATTACATTTTGACGGTTCTAGAAACAGAGCGTTAAGATATGCTTCAAACCAAGCATCATGCTTCCAGGATGAACAAGATGATAACTCTATTTTAGAGCCTATTGTTTTTGAGGATGGAATGCTTTTTGTACCTAAAACAAACCCATTACTTCAAGAGTTCTTATCATACCATCCATCAAACGGGGAAACGTTTGTTGAACTTGATGAGGAGAAGGATGCAACCGAAGAGGTTGATGTTTTAGATGCACAGCTTGAGGCACAATTACAAGCTAGAGATTTACCTATCGATATGTTAGAGACCATTGGTCGTATTGCATTATCCTTAAATGTAGACAAGCTTTCAACTGCTGAATTAAAAAGAGATATCAGGTTATTCGCAAGAAACAGCCCGATTGACTTCCTAGATACCTTGAACGACCCAATGTTAAAGCTACAGAGTTTATCTGCTAAGTGTTTATCTGAAGGTTTATTGATGTTCAAGAACAAGTCGAAAGACATTTATTACAACTTACCAGGGAACAAAAAGAAACTAATTAGTATTCCTTTTGGAGAGTCACCTGTACACGTATTATCATCATTCTTTCAAAGTAATGATGGAGTAGAGGTTATGACAATGCTAGAGGCAAAGTTACAAGAGTAAACCTTTTTACATACAGACTCCGTAGGCCCCTCACTTAAATGAGGGGTTTATTTTTTTTTGACTATCTTTGTGGAAAATAAGTAACATGATAAACAGCGTAAGACAATCTGTCTTAGCTATAGCTAACAAACATCAGCAAGGATACATAACTCCTGCTGACTTTAATTTGTATGCGAAGCAAGCACAGTTAGATATATTTGAAGACTACTTTTACAGGTATAACCAATGGATTGTTAGACAAAACCAAAGAGCTTCAGGTTCAGGGTATGCAGATATATTGAAGAACCTAGAGGAAGTAATTGATAACTTCTCTGAAGAAAAAGATTTAGAGAACGTAGGGAACAAGTACACGCTCCCTAGCGACTACTATCTCATAAATAAATTAATAGTAAAAACAAACTTGCTAGCAAGCGGAACAACAACAAGTACAACCGCTGTAACATTGGTAAAGACAGGTGCAACATTTGTTACTGATGGGGTAGTGGTAGGAGACCAGGTTTGTGTTATAGATGATTCAGTTCTGTATGTTGCAAACATCACAGTAATAACTGAAGACACTATTATAACTGATAGCACACACCAATGGAACAGCAACTCATCGAATCTTGTTTTTGCTATATATAAGAGTAATAAATTTAAAGAGTCTGAGAGGTTGTCTCACACAAAAGCAACGATGCTTAATGCGTCAAACATTACAGCTCCAAACATTACTTTTCCTGCGTACACACAGAGTGGTAACACTGTAGATGTGTTCCCAGTAACCTTAACTAATGTTGGTCAAATAAAAACACAGTACATTAGGAAACCTAAAGACCCTAATTGGACGTACCAAATAGTAGCAGGTGACCCTCTATATAATATTGGAGACCCTAGTCACCAAGACCTAGAAATACCTTTGACGGATGAACCGTTAATTATATCTAAAATATTAAAGTATGTTGGTATATCTATAAGAGAAGCGGATGTTTATAAATCTGCTCAGGATTCAGAAATAAAAGAACAACAAAAACAAGGATAAGATATGGCATATTTAACAGGTTATCAGTACTATGAAAACGGAGGTTCTGGACAAGAAGATGCTAACTGGGGATCTTACCAATACACAACACTAGAAGATATTGTAAACAACTTTATGCTGATGTATGTTGGTAATGACAAGTTGGTTAACAATGTAGAAAGATATAACGTAATATTTCATGCTAAGAGAGCTATTCAAGAGCTTAATTATGATGCGATGAAAGAGACTAAGATTGTAGAACTAACTGTTTGTGACAACTTAAGAATAGTTTTGCCTTCAGATTTCGTGAATTGGGTTAGAATATCTTTATACAAAGATGGGACATTATTCCCTTTAACAGAGAATATCCAAACAAATTACGCTAAGAGTTATTTACAAGATAACGACTGTAGGGTTTTATTTGACGAAGATGGAGACATACTTACAGGAACATCATTTCTAGATGGAGATAGGTTAGATGGACTATCAAAGACACCTTACTTAGGTTCAGGTAGAATGAAAGGGAACTTAGGATACAATATTGATGGGAAGTGGGTATTTGATTACTCAGTAGGTACAAGATTTGGGTTGAACACAGAGACCGCAAATGTAAACCCTACGTTTAAGATAGACAAAAAATCAGGTGTTGTTAACTTTGACTCTCAGATGGCAGACCAAACTGTTGTCATTGAGTACGTTTCTGATGGAATGGAGTCAGGTAGCGACGTAAGCGTGAGTGTGAACAAGATGTTTGAGGAATACATTTATGCCTACATAAAGTATGCAATACTATCTTCTAAATTCAATGTACAAGATTACGTTATTAGAAGGGCTCAGAAAGCCAAATCAGCGCTACTAAGGAATGCAAGAATCAGAATAAGTAATATACATCCAGGGAGATTACTCATGAACTTGAGAAGTCAAAACAAATGGTTAAAGTAATATGGATATAAATAAAATTTTTATTGGCGGCAAGATGAATAAAAGTCTTGACGAGAGATATATACCTAAGGGTGAATACCTTCATGCGGAGAATGTAAGGATCAATTCTGATGAGACAGGGGAAGCAGGTGTTATAACTACAGCTCTAGGTAAGAACGAGATAACTGACTTTGGTTTTGGAGATTCTCAAAAATGTATAGGAGCTTTTGCTGATGAACAAAGAGATACCATATACTGGTTTGTTACAACAACATCAGGAACAAAAACTGACTACATAGTGTCCTTCAATGTTGAGACGGGGGTTCAAAGGGTTCACTTAAAAACCTTTAACCTACTAAACTTTGACGAATCTCATTTAATAAATGACATAAACCTCATAGATGACCTTCTTTTCTTTACTGACAATAAGAATCCTCCTAGAAGGATAAACATAAAAGAGAACTATCCTGAACCAATTTCAGGTGTAGACCAAACAGTGGAAGATGACATATCTGTTATCGTAAAACCCCCTGTTAGTTCTCCTACAATAAATCTAGTAAAAACAACAAAGAAAGATAATTACATAGAGGATAAATTTATAAGGTTTGCGTACAGGTATAAGTATGTTAATGGAGAGTACTCAGCACTTTCTGAGTTCTCTGATTTAGCGTTCAGCCCAGGAGGTTTCGAAGTTGATTACAGGAACTACAACTTAAAAGGGATGCAGAACAAATACAACTCTGTTAACTTAACTATAAATACAGGACCGAAAAGAGTGGTTGGTGTAGATGTTTGTTTTAAGGTATCTACCTCAAATATAATAAACGTTATTGATAAGTACAACAAAGAAGATGAGGGTTGGACGGACAATAATGAAGTATCTTTGGTTTTTGATAACCAGAAAATATATACAACACTACCAGAGAGTGAGTTATTAAGGTTGTATGATAATGTCCCTAGGAAAGCAAAAGCACAAACAACTATAGGTAACAGGATTATGTATGGTAATTATGTTGATGGACATGATGTGGGTGTGAAAATAGATTACACGACAGAACTGGTAAGTAACAATATTGGTTTACAATCACCTGCTCCAAGTACTAGTGAGGGGGACTCTTATACATTAGAAACCACTACTAATATTGATGACTGTACATTAGTTGTTGATTTGTCTGATATCGAAATGAGAACAGGTGGTGCAATTAGCATATCTGTAAGTATAGACCACTCTGCTTTTGGAGGAGATGCATCTTATTCTGATGGACCAGAAAGTACATTCAGAGGTTCTGTCGACTTTGTGTTTCCAGTAAATTATTACTCTGCTCAAGAGTTGGTTGAAGATACTAGGTTCATAAGCAAAATAAATTCAGACCTTCCTATAAGTGAGGCTGGTGATGGTAATAGTTTAAAGGATTTGTTCTATAATGCTATTACTCCTAAAATAGGATGGGAGTTAGTAGGTGCTGGTGTGGCTTCAGATACTGAAAACTTTTTGATTTCTCATAATGATAACAGTTTATTTATACAGATACCTGCTTTAAAGTTTAGAGAAACAGCAAACCCAACCGTGTATGCTTATGAGTATTTATTCTCTTCTTCTCTTGACATCGATGTGTACAAGTTATCTAAACTACAGAGCCTTCACAGTAACAGAGATTATGAATTAGGTATTGTTTATTTAGATGAGTACAATAGAGCAAGTACTGTTTTAACATCTCAAAATAACACAATAAACGTTCCTGCTTCATCAAGCGCTCTGAAGAACAATATACGCTCAACAATAAAGAATACAGCTCCATCATGGGCTAAAAGATATAGGTTTGCTTTAAAGTCAAGCAAAGGAAGTTATGAAACAATATACAGCAACCAGTTTGCGTATGACTCAGAACAAAGTGCTTGGTGGTGTAAGTTAGAAGGAGATAACCAAACAAAAGCTAAGAAAGGAGACACCTTAATAGTTAAAACATCTGCTTCAGGTCCAGCATCTGGATTGATTAAAACAAAGATACTAGAATTAGATGTTAAGCAAGATGACTTCTTAAATAATAATGAGCTGACAGGTGTTTACATGAAAATAAAGCCAAAAGGTTTTTCTGTTAATCAAGAAGACATCCCAATTATAAGTTACGGTACTTGTGGAAAAGATGTAAAAAATAGAGACATTGTGTACTCTACATCTGAAGAGAATCCAGATTATACTGTAGGTGGTTCTGAACTACAATACAGAGAGTACAGTATACCAGCGGGGTCAATTGTTAGGTTTGAAATAATAACATATCAGTACGGAGATTTTAACAGTAGGTTTGTATTTGAAAGGTCTTTTACTGCTACGAGTGATTACGATAACATGTATGACTTCATTGCAGGAGAGAATATTGATTTCAATCTTCCAACCAACGACCCTGGAGCTGAATCTGCTCAAGGGCTAGAGGTTGAGGCAGTATGGATAAATACAGTTGGGACATACGATGACTTTAATGGAGAGGTAATAGGTTTTGAGCACCAAAACTTAAACATTACTGACCCTGTAAACTTGACCTCTAGACTACAAATTAGGTACTACAGGAACAGTGTAACTGGTGAAGCGTGTTTAGGATTCAGTAATCCGCAATCTTTTTATCACGATAATCACTTCCTTTTTGCTAGTACACTTAGGAACGCATACATGAATGTAGATATTGAGGTTGTGAAGTCTGGTGGTCTTTTAGTTTTAGAGACCGTACCTATTGAGTCTGATAATGAAATATATTACGAAAGTAACAAAAGTTACCCTATTGATGAGAATGGACTACATGAAGGAAACGTTCAAAACCAAACCAGTAGTCAAGATGCTATAGTTGATGTTAATATATTTAACTGCTTCTCTTTTGGTAATGGTGTTGAGAGCTTCAAAATAAATGATGAACTTGAGAAACCAGGTTTCTTGATGGGTGCTAGAATAACAGCTGTTTCTGAACAGGACTACAAGGAGGCTCACAGGTATGCAGATATTACTTATAGTGGTATATACAACGAGGATACAAACATAAATAAACTAAATGAGTTCAACCTTGCGTTATCAAACTTTAGTGTACTAGAGAAGTCTTTTGGTCCAATAGAGAAGATGCATGCTAGGTCTTCTGATATATTGGTATTGCAAGAGGATAAGATATCTACAGTTTTAGCTAATGGTAAAAACCTTTTCTCTGATGCTTCTGCCGGAGGTGCTATTATAAATACTCCTGACGTACTAGGAACACAAGTAGTACGATTTGAAGAGTATGGAATAAGTAATAACCCAGAGAGCTTTGCTGCTTATGGTTATGATGTATTTTTTACGGACACAAAAAGAGGAGCTGTAATAAACCTTAGAGGTGATCAGATGAATGTGATATCAGATTTAGGTATGGGATCTTGGTTCAGGGATGAGTTTGTTACTAGTAAGAAAAAAATGAAATTAGGAGCATTCGATGCTTACACTAAAGAATATGTTCTTTCTGTAACAGATACTGAAATAGTAGAAGAAGCGTACGAAGTTGATTGCGGAACCAAAATAACAAAAACAAATTCTACGGATACGTTTAGCTATACAGTTAACCTGAATCACGTAGTAGGTTCATACGATGTAGATTATACTGTAACATCTGGTTCAATAACAGTTGTAGCAACATACAATGATGTAGAGGTTAAGAATGAAACATTTACTAGTAGTGGTACGTTTAGTTTAAGTAAAAGTCAAATTGACGTAAATGAACTTAAAGTTAGCATCACATCAGTAGCGGCAGATTACTCATTCACAGTTGGCTGTGTTCAACCTCAGACATTAACTATTATTAGTATAACTAAGAACCACGTAAGTAGAGATGGTAAGACTATACACCATGAGTTTACTTGGAATGATGGCTCAATTCAAGGAACTACTCAGGACAGCTTAATATCAATTAACGAAGGTCCGGTATCTTCTTATACCACATTATCAGGTATTGAGTCCTTTGGACCTATACCTTTAGAGGGTGCTACAGTAACAATGAGGTCTGTTAAAGAGCTTGGTGATTCCTTAGTGTTTAACTCTGATAGGTTTAAGTACTTGGTGTCTGACACACTTTATTATCGTTATCAAATCAATGACTTGTACCCACTACTTCAAAATAGTGGTACAGTAGCAAACCCTAGTGACGGAGTTTACGAGTCTTCTTTTACTTACAATAATACAAGTAATCATCAATACCTTTACTTAGTATGGGAGTATATTGATTCAGGAGAGGCTCAAGACTTACCTCCAGTAATAACATTGTTAGGGCCTAACCCTTATAACATTGTTACTAATGACCCATACACTGAGTATGGAGCAACAGCTGTAGACCCTGAAGAAGGAGATGTTTCTGATAACCTAGTGATAAATTCTGCCGCTGTTAACACTTCTGTTGCAGGAACTTACTCGGTTACATATAATGCTAGTGATGATGCAGGTAATGCAGCTGACGAGGTAACAAGGTCTGTTGTAGTAGCTGAAGCATCCGGTAGCTCTGATAAGTGTAGAAACGTTTACATTCCAGACACTGTAACTATAGACCCTAGTGTAGATGTATTCTACTACACTCAGTCAGGTATAGTTGTTTCAACTATAATTAATCAAACACAATCAACGGAAGGATTAGACGGTATTATATACCATTTATGTAGTTCAACAGTTCCTCAGATTGGGTACAACGGAGGTGCTGCTAACAACTTACCTGCAGGTGTTACTGTTACAACAAACGGAAACTGTACAAATAATTTTGAATGTAGTTTATAAATAATAATAATGGCAAAAACATTAACATATAGTCAAAAAGTGAAGGGATGGCCTTCCTTTTATAGTTACTACCCTGAGAAGATGGTTAGTATGAATAACAAGTTCTATTCATTCTATGGAGGAGAATTGAGTGTACATAATTACGTCGGTTCGTATTTAGGTACATCAACCCTCACAGGTGTGTTTAACGAAAACCCTCACGATGTAAAACACTTTAAAACAATATCTACAGAGAGTGAAGGTCCTTGGACGTTTAGCTTCGAGACGGATTTAGAGAAAGGTGAGGCCAATAACTTTGTGAAGAAAGAAGGAGAATATTTCTCAAACATAAAGACAACCACATTATCAGATTTTGCGGAAACAAATAACAGAGGAACTCAAGGTATAGGTTTTTGTACTGTTCGCTCTAGGGAAGGAGATACATTCACTGTTACTTTTGCTAACGAAATCAATAATATGATTTCAATAGGAGACTTGATTATTGCGTACAATGAAGGTACAGGTGATCAGAATAAAGTAGGGACGGTTACTAGTGTTAGTGGAAAATCTATGGAGGTGTACAGGTATGATGTATTTAGTGCAGTTGAAGTAGGGGATTTTGTTTTATTCAGTAAACCCGTTTCTATAGAGAGTTATGGTCTTAAAGGGTATTACATGAAGTATACTTTATCGAAAACATCACAAGTCCCAAGCAGTGTGTTTAGTATTGGTACTAGTTTATTTAAGAGTTATTCATAAAAAAAACTTATATTTGCAATAATAATAATAGCAGAAGAAAATAAAAAAAATATGATAGGAATTATTTCTGCAGGACTAGGTCTTCTTGGTTCTGGAATGTCTATAATAGAAAGTATAGAAGCAAAGAAAAGACAGAGAGATGCTGATAAGGCAGCTGATATAGCTTTAAGACAAGCAAAGAAAGAATTATCTGTAAACAGAATGGAAGGTATTCAGGTACCTATAGAGTCTTACAACCAAGCAATGAGAGCGGTTACCGCACAACAAATGCAGGCTGTTGAGGGACTAAGAGAGTCTGGTCAAAGGGCTGTAGCAGGTGGTATTGGAAGAGTAGGTGCAGTAGGTCAGGATGCAGTAGAGCAGTATAGACAACAAATGGATAAGGCACTTGCTCAGAGAGATTTACTTATAGCTCAAGAGGATGCGAGAATCGACCAATCATTAGCAGAGATATCACTAGGAGAAGCGAAAGGAGCTATGGCTGCATCACAACAAAACCAACAAGTGGCAGCACAACAAATGACTAGCGCTGTTTCTGGTTTGGGAGCTGTTGCTAATAACCTTTATAAGTACAGTGACTTATACAAGAAAACAGATGATGATACTACTCAAAATAATGATGATAATACTCAAGTTAATAATGATACCACTCAAGTTAATAATGATAAGACTCAGCCTATTAGGAAAGAGTCTTTAAATGCTTACGGCGTTAAGGGATTTATTAATAATGACCGACAAAAGTACCTTAACCCCCCTTTTTAGATAAACTATAAATATGGCATACTACGGATTTCAAAAAGAAAAAAATATAGATAAGTCTATTATAGATTGGTCAAGTATTACTAAGAAAATATCTGATGACTTAATCTCTACAAGTGAGGATAGACAAAAACAAAGGAATGAACTTGAGGATACTCAGGTTAAGAACATAAACACCATAAAGGATTATGTTCCAGGTGAAGACACAGACATGAATTCATTTGTGTTGGAGCAATCTCAGAGCACTCGTGGTTTTTTGTCAGCTATACATAAACAGATGACAAGTGGTAAAATATCTGTTGACAAAGCTAAAAGAATAAAGCAGAGGGTAATGAACTCCTGGGGTAGTGTAAGTGAAGCTAGTAAAACATTTCAAGCAAACGCTAAGAGGCTTGGTGATTCTAAAGGAAAAGCTAATGAAGCTCTTTTAAATATTATGGGTTTAAATGCTGACCTAAATAGCAAGCAAATATATCACGACCCAGAGACAGGAGAGGGATACTATGTTGATGTTGATAAAAAAACAGGAGAAGTTGACTTAAGTACAGCTAAACCTATATCAGCAATAAACAATGTTCAGCGACAAACAAAACAGTACGTTGACGTACCTGCCGAAACAGCTGAAATTGCTAAAAAAGCTCCTAAAATAAAGTTAGCTATAAATAGCACAACTGACATAAGCTCCGCACTTCAAAGTAAGGCTTACACAGATTACTTAGATAACGCTGTTAAGGCAAAGCTATCAGACGATGAAAGAATGGTATCAGTAGGTCTAGATTTCCTTGACATGGAATACACTGTTGATGGTGAAGGTTCTTCAAATACAACTATTACTTACGACAAGGTAACAGGTTTTAAACCTGACGGTACACCTATATATAAAGAAGAAAAAGTAAGTCTAGGTAAAATAAATTTTAACTCAAGTACAGGGAAAGCAGAACTAACTCCCGAGCAGAGACGGGTAATAAAAGACGGTTACAAGAACGCCATAATAGGTCAGTTACCAAGAGAAACTAGTAAACAGTATGTAGACCCAAGGTCAACAAAGAAATCTCCTGGAGAAAAAGCTGTAGCAAATTCTGTAGATTTAATAAACAGATATGTATACGATGGAGATGTCGATGCCTTACAAAGCGCATTAACATCCTTAAAGAACTCACCATATGTTAGTGTAACGAAGCCTGATGCAAACGGTGTAATACAGTTAAACAAGTCTGATGGTACATACGATAAATTCAATACAAAAGATAGAGGAGCATTTGCTGCAGGAGAACAGTTAGCAGGTTTCTTGGGAATTGGAGGAGAATATAAAGGAAGAAAAAATGCTAAAGACATTTTAAACCCTAACGTACTTACTACTAAATCTACTGCATTTACACAAAGATATTCATTAACACCTAAAGATGAAAAACAGTTCCAAGTTGCTTTGTCTCCAACTAAAGATGCATTTGGGGAACCAACTAACCCACCTACGAGAGATGCTGTTAATGAATCAATAAAATCTGTTGCTAGTAAATTAGGTGTACCTACAGATAAAGTCTCAGTGAGTGCAGATAAGGATGGAAATTTAGTCATAATGTACTATGAAAATAATGTTGAGAAAGGTAAAGAAATAGGTGTTGTAGGACAAACTAGTACTACAGAAATAATAAAACAACTTGAATCAATTGGAGGATTTACTAGATCTAAAGGATCGATGTCTGGATATTAAATAAATGATAATGAACGAAGAAGCATTAAAACAATTATATACACTTTCTAAAGAAGAAGGTTATAACAAAACATTTGAAGAGTTTAAGTCCTTAATGTCTCAGAACTCTGATGCAGTAAATACAATGTACAAGACAGCTCAGTCAAATGGTTATGAAAAAAATATTGAAAGCTTTGAGATTTTAGTTGGCTTAAAAAAAAAAGAAAATTTACAGGATATTTCTCCAATGGAAGATATGGCTTCACCTACGGAGATTACCTTTTCGGATGCTTCAAAAATAATAGAAAAAGATGAGGAAGTTGCTATATCTGAAGTAAACTCATTACTTGCTGGAAAAGGTTTTTCAGTACAAGAAACAGGAGCAGGAGATGCTTTAAAGATTGTAGACAATATAACAGGTGTAGAAACTGAGATAGACTTACAGCCTATTGATTTTTTTGGAGGAAACGAAGAAAAAGAAAAACAAACTAATAAACTACTAGCCTTAGTAAACTCCAAGAATACATTAAAAAGAAGAGCACTATCTGACAACACGCTTTCTGGATTTATAGAAAACAAAAATAAATATCTAGCGAAACTAGAGGATGACTTCCCTCAGTTTACTTTTGAACGCACACCTGAAGGTGTCAAAGTGTCTAAAGGAGATTCAACTGAAACCTTTGACTTTTTTGTAGGTCAAGGAGGAGGTGCTACTGCTACTGAAAAATTCTCTAAAATAAACAAATTTATATTCGACAATATAGATGACAAAGAAGCGTCAGAGATATACAAAAATAAATCAGCAAAAACATATATTAAGACCATGAAAGATATTGATGCCATAAAGAGTAAGGTTGATATATCTGATGAAGTTGTTTCTAAAGATGTTTACAATAAAGATTACTTTTCGAAGTTATTTATAAGACTAGAGGCAGAGGGAATTGAATTTAACCCAGAAGCAAGAAAAGAACTAGAGAAAGGTCAGACCTACGAACCAGCAACAGAATATGACCCTGGTAGCCTTAAAGATTTTAATGAACAAGATATAAAGAATGGTATTCGGAAATATTTTTCTAACAATTCAGAAGCCTTAAAAGTAATAAATAACTTCGAAAAGTATGAAAGAAGCTCTGTTCTAAAGCAAAAGATTGACAGAGCTACTAAACTGAAAATAGAAAACTATTACGACAACCTTCCAAACAGAGAAGGGGTCAGACAACTTGTTCTTCAAAAAAACAAGGATATAAATTCTAAGGAGGCTGATGTGATTACTAGGCTTGAACTAGCTAAGTCAGACTACGTAGGAATGTTTTCATACGCGAAAGAAAAAATAGCCTCTATAGTAAAAAATAATCCTGAATTAAGTGTAAAGTTGCAATACGATGAATCAAGTAATTTAATTTCTATTTCATATTCAGAGAAAAATAAAGAACTTGAATTATTACAGAACCAAATAAACCAGAGGTTAAGTGATTTCACTAACTTGATAAAGAAATCTGAACTAGATTTAGGTGAGATGAATTCAGGCAAAGAAAATATAGAATATTTCTTGGATGCGTCAAAAAGAAACTACAATAATATAGACATTGCTTACACAGATTTAAAGAACGCATCCAAAGGATTGGCGGGTGATTTTATAACTGTTGCTAGTTTAGCAAAAGAAGGTTTAGGCCTTGAAGGAATAAATATAGGAGGTGTAACACTTCCTGTAGAACTTTTAAGATCTCAAGTTAGCGCAGAGAAACAAAAAGACATGGAAAGGGTGGATCAGTTTTATGAGACCAAAAGGACTTACGATGAAGTTGATGGTCTGGGGAACGCTATGGTGTTCTCATTAAGAGAGCTCGCTACACAGACTCCTAATATCGCTTTAGCAATTGCTACATCTGGTGCAGGAACCTCTTTAGGTCTTTCTAGGGCAGCTATATCAACCCTAGTATCTACACAGTTTGGGGTTTCATCTGCAGGAGCAAAGTATGATGAGTTAACGACTAGACAAAATTATGCTAAAACAGCCAAGAAAGGTCTAAAAGAGTTAGAACTAATAAAGGAAAACATAAGTACACAGGAATACCTAAGCCAAAAATACGAACTAGAAAGGGCAATAGAGGATGGAAATATTACACCACTACAAAAAACAGGGGCAGTTCTAGCTACAGGAGCTATTGAGTTTGGGGTTTCAAGGTTTATTGGTACTGTACCTAACTCTATCAACGTTATAAAGAATTTTAAGAAGCCAGGGAAGTTTTTGGATGATATACTAATGTCTAATAGGAAATCTGTCTTAAAGAAGCTAGGAGAAGCTGGTGGAAAGGTAACTAAGGCTACAGTAGGTGAGATAGTTGAAGAAGAGAGTATAGAAATTCTTGGTCAGGTTAGTGACTTTGCGTTACTAGGTGATAAGGTTGACTTCTCAAACCTAGATGATATACTTGTTACGTCAGTAATAACCTCTGGTGCGATGAATGTTCCAGGGATTGCTTACTCAAGTATAGTTACAAACATAAACAATAAGAGGTACAACTCTAAGATAGAGTCAAATATAACTAGAATAAATGAGTTGAAGAAACTTTTAAAGAATCCAGACTTAAAAGAATCTAACAGAAAAAGCATACACGCCAACATAACTAATGAGATAATAAAAATATCCAATGTAGCAAGTGAAATGGAGGCTGACGCACTATTAGTTGGAGCTGATAACATAAAGGAGCTTTTAGTTATGTCAGATGTTGAGAGGTCTTTATATAAAAAAGCTGGTATAAAACCTTACGACAGTGAGCAAATAAAACAAGCAAAAATAAAGTCACACGTAGATTCCTTAGACAAGGAAGATGGCCAACAGTATAAAGATAACTTAAAGTACATAAGTGAAAAAAGAAACGAAATACTAGGAGACTTAAACTACGAAACAGCAATAGAGGAAGTATTTGGTGAGAAAGGAAAAGAAATTGCTGAGGAGCTAGATGACAAACTTTCTCCAAAAGAAAAGTACACAAAAGTTTATGAGGCTATAAAGGATGATATAAACAAAGAATCTGTAAAGGAATACAATAAAATTAAGGAGGTTGTAGATTTTGCAAACAGGATGGATGAAAACCCTGACTCACTAACAGATGAAGAGTTTAATTTTTACACAGAAAACAAGGACTTAGTTGATAGGGTAATAACTGAAAGAAAAGATCAAAGAAAGAAGCAGGAACTATTTACATTGACTAACAAAGTTATAACAAATCCTGATAATTTGTCAGAAGCTGAATCAAAGCTATATGAAGATAACAAGGAATCTGTAGATAAAAATATAGAAGATATAAAGAAAGCAAACCCTGATGTAGTAAATCAAGTAATTGCAGCAAAGAAAGCTTTATCTGGAGTTTTGGGAGATGTTACATTCAAACTATATGAGAGTGAACAAGAGTATGCTGATACCACAGGAGAAGAAGTTGGAGACACTAGTAGTGGTGAATACAGTGTAGAGAAAAAACAAATAAGCATAAACCTAAGCAACGCTACAAGTACAACTGTCGCACACGAAGTGTTTCATGCTATATTATTGTCTAAAGGTATGAGTGACAAAGAAGCAACTCGTCTTACCAACTCTATGCTTAAATCCGCATATAAGTTTACGTCTAAAGATTTAAAAAAGAAAATAACTGACTTCTCTAAAGGATATAAAAAATCTTTGCAAAGCGAAGAAAGTATGGCCGAGTTATTTGGTATATTGTCTAGTGAATACAAAACATTAAACAAACAAGACCAGGGTATAATAAAAAGATTTTTAGACAAGTTAGCTAAGTTATTTAAGCTTAAACAATTTACTGATGCAGAGGTTGTAGACCTATTAAACGTATTATCAAGAAAGGTTGCTAGAGGTCAAAAAATAAAAAGCGAAGATGTAAAGGTTATTTCAGAAAAAAATAGTAAGTTTGCAAAGAAAAAAATACAAAGATATGGAAGAGATAGAAAAAGAATTACAGAACTATCCAAGTTATTGGAGACCTACACTAAAGAGACTAGCAAAACAAGGGGGATCGATAAAAGAAATGTACGAAAAACTGAAAGAGTTGGATCAGTTGACTTAGATATAATCGCAGAGTACGATCTTAACAATATTGTAGATGACGGTATAACTAAAGTTTTTCCTAGATTTCAGGGAGTTCAAAAAGTTTATGAAATAACTAACGGTAAGGCATACAGAAAACTTATGGTTAGCTCTTTAAAAAATAGCCCGTTTGCTTCATCCGTTACAGTACACAAAGAATCAGAATTCAACGAAATGAGAATGTTCGTTACTGAAGATGGATCTACAGGTGTTACTATGGATAAAGAAGGTTTCTTAGGTGGAGCTTTTTCAAATGGATCAAGAAAAAATAATCTAAGTCAGTTAATGGTTTTAGGTATAAAAGAAGGTGCTACTACAGTTGAAGCTTTTCATACAATACTACCTGATTACTATACTAAATTTGGTTTTAAAGCAGTAGCAAAAACATCATTCAATGATGATTATAAACCTATGATATCTAATGGATATTCTTTAAAAGATTGGGATTATGATACTTACAAAGAATTTAATAACGGTAGGCCTGATGTTGTTTTCTTTATCTATGATGGAGGAGATAGAAATACCATAGAAGATAGATTAGATACCTTCGGAGAATACCAAGAGAATACAGTAAAAGCATTTGATAAAGAAGGTTATGTAGACGCTGAAAACTTCATGCAACAAAAAGCTGTGGAATCTTTCACAACACAAGAAACACAAGACTTTAGTGTATTAGATAATATTTCAAATACTCCTGAAGACTGGGGTAGCTCTTCTGACAGGAAACAGCTTAGAACAAAGCCAGATCCTAAGACTACAATAAAAGCTTACAAGTTATTTAGAGTTTCTGAGGATCAGCCAGGGAAAATATTTCCTTTATTTGTAGATGCTAACACACCTGTTGAAGTAGGCCTTTGGATTGATGCCGATATGGCGGAAGGCTATTCTTTTCAAGGTAAGAACGGCCACTTCTATATACCATCAACAAGTTACGAAACTGTTAATGAATCTACAGGTAAAAAAGAGAAGAGAAAAACTGGAGCTAAAATAGAGATACCTAACGATAAAGTTAAACAAGAACTTATTGATGGAGGATTCCTTCCTAAAGGTTCTAACGCAAAGAATATAACTAGTTTAGCTAGAAGGCCAGGGTGGCATGCAGGAGACTCTCCTATGTCAACACATCTTGGTAGCAAAACAGGTGGTTCTAATATAGTAAACACAAGGTCATCTAATCAAGTATGGGCAGAGATAGAGGTTCCTGCTGATGTCGATTGGCAAGAAATAGCTAACAGTGAAGCTAGTTTCAAGAAGAATGGGGACATGATTGTTAAGAGTGCTCAAATAACAGATAGGATACCAGAGGATGGTTACTACAAGTATAAGACAAATCCAACAATGACGGGATCTTGGATTATATCTGGGGCAATAAAAGTAAACAGAATACTTTCTGACGAACAGGTTGCTGAGATTAATAATGATTTTGGTGTAAAGGATTTAGACAGATTAAAGCCAATGGATTTATCTAAGTACGGTTTTAAGGCAGAAAAATCTCCAGAAGGTAGAGTTAGGAAACAAACTTTTTTGACTGAGGATGTTAACAAAGCTCTTGAAGAAAAGGCAAGTCAAAAAAATAAAGTAAAAGCGACAAGAAAAATTAGAGAGAAAATTCTTGATAGACAAACAAGAATAAAAGACTTATTAAAAGGTATTGGCTCTAAAGAGTCTCAAAGAACACATGACTTATTAGTAACAAGAGCAGGAGCTTCAGGTAACGCAAGCCTTAGGTTTAAAGAGGCCGATGAAAAAATATACAATGGGTTGTCTAAGACTGACATTGTGGACCTTAATGAGGTTATATACCTTAAAAGGATTATATCTATAAACAAAAACAGGGTAAAAAACAAAAGGCCTTTATATGTTGGTTACAAAGGTATTGACTCTACTAAGGCTGTGAGTATGCTTAACACTATAAAAGCTCAGGTTGGTTCTGAGAAGTTTAATGTACTAAAGGAAAGAGCAGACGTATACTTCGATGTCTTCAACGAAAGTCTAAAGAGAATGTACGATGCTCAATTAATTTCAGAGGATGTATATAACAAATTAAAGGATGAAGAGTACTCTCCTATAAAGACTATAAAGTACTTGATTCCTGACAACATTAACGATACTGAAGCAAGCAGAATAAGTAGCATAACAGGTTTAGCTCCGGATGTTATAAAGACTTTAAGTAACGAGAATAAGAACGAGATAATACTTGATTCTAGGTGGTTATTACAAAGTAACATATCAATGATTGAATCTAGGGTATTTGAGAATAGGTTGTTTAACTCTTTCTTTGATGCATACAACGAGTTAAGTAAAGAAGAAAAAGATTCATTCAGTAACATAATTAAGGAAAATCCTGTTGTAGGTAAAACTAAAGCTGGTAAACCTATTTTCTTGTATGATAACACACCTGTGCCACAAGGGTTTGCTAAATTAGAATTCGTAAAGGACGGAATAAAAACAAGCCTCGTAATGGATCAAGCTTACGCAAATCAACTACTTGACCTAAAGAAAGACCAAGGCAATATATCTCAATGGGTTAAGAAACTTACATTAGTTAATGTGTTGAGATTTATGGCAACATCAGGTAACCCTCTATTTATTGTAGGTAACACAGCTGTCGATTTTACTAACATACTGTTACTTTCAAATACTTATTCAAACAATAAATTCGTAGCCGCACCTGAACTCGCTTATGATTTTATAAAAAACTCACTAAGAAAAGGTTTCGGAACAAAAGAATACAAAGAAATCTACAAAGAGTTTATAGAACATGGGGGTAGTATGGACTTCTTATCTTCGGATGGATTGAAAGCCATACAAGGAATAAAGTCAGAAAACTATGTGGTTAATGCTGCTACATCTACAATGAAAGGAATAGGTGGTTTACTAAGTTATCTTGGTGAGACATCTGAACTATCCTTTAGATTAGCTGTATACGAAAAAGCTAAGCAGAACAATATAAAGAAGTTTGAAAAAGAGAACAATAGAAAACCTACAGAAAAAGAATTACAAGACATAATGTTCTCCTCTGCAAGAGAATCTAGAGAGACAATTGACTTCAATCAAGGTGGATCAGTAGTTAAACAGTTTGACCAAGTTTTTCCATACTTAAATGCTGCTACTCAAGGTTTTAGAAAAGGTGTTGACTTTGCTAACGATAATCCTAAACAGTTTGCTTCAAATGTATTACAGTTTATGATTTTCTCTGGAGGACTTGCAGCAGCTTCAATGATGATGTTGTTTAAAGCTTTAGATGATGAAGATGATGTTAACGATGTATTTAAGAGTATAAGCCAATATGAAAAATCAAATTATCATATATTCTTTACTGGAAAAAGAACTGAAGACGGAGAGTTTGATTACATTAGAGTAAAGAAATTGCCGCTACTTTCTGTTGCTGCAACAATGGCGGAACAACTAACAATAAAGACATTGATGAGTAGTAGAGGTATTGATTATGATATGAATACAGAAGCTCTTGGAAAGAGTATTGAAAGCGCTTTACCATTTGTTCCAACTCTAAAGAATGTTCTAACAAGAAACCCTGTACTTTCTGCTTTAATAACAGGATACACAAATTATGACTTGTTTTATGACCAAGAGGTATTTAGAAATCCTAAAAACCTAAAGTTAGAAGATAGAGCTAAAGGGGCTTATGATGACAGGGTGGCTACTATATACAAAGACTTAGGTAATGTGTTTGACTTCTCTCCTAAGATAGCTCAAGCTTCTATAGAGAAAATTATAACAAGCGAAAACACTAACCCATTAGTAGGGTTGTTTTACTCTGGTTATGATAAAATGTTTAAGGAAGATACTGAGTTAGGTAAAGAGTTAGATGGTGTTGTAAATAATGTTCTAAAGAGTTCTAAGAGAAAAGTTTTAAGAACCACAAACAAAAAACTTATAACTTATGCTGAAGATGATTTTGCTGAAATGGAAGAGAAGGCCATTGAGACAGAAATTTATAGAAAAGAGACAAAGATAAAGAACGCTATAAAAAACAATGACCTAACTCAAAAAGAATTAAAGGATTTGATAGTTGAGAACTTTGAACCTATTGACTACAAGAGATACTGGAAGAAGTTTACTACATATGCTAGAACAAAGGATGTTGATTACTCTATACTTGATATAATTTATGAGCAAAACCCTGAGGTGCAAGGACTTAAATTGTATAATAAATTTGGAGCTGACCTAGACGACAAGGAAAAGAGGGAATTATCAAAAGTATTTAGAGCAGCAAAAAGAAAGTGGTCTAAAAAAGGATTGTACTACTACAAGAAAAAGATACGAGAAATGGAAAAGTAAATAGAGGGGTTACTCCCTCTATTCTACCTTAGTAATCATTACTTGTGTGTTGCTTATAGCTTGTTCTTTGTTCTCAAAGAAGTTGTTAACGTACTCTGAGAAAACGATTGCCTCAGGCTCCGGTAATGAAGCTATCTGAGATATCATTCTGTGCTTCAAGTTCATAGCATTTATTGCCATCTCTTGGTCCAATGAAAAAACTCTGTCGTAAGCTTTACCTACGTTTGACTCTAAGGTTCTCTTGAACATGTTACCATGCTTCTTAAGTAACCCATTTAGTTTGTACTCATCCATTATTTCTAGAGCAAGTTGAAGTGTAAAAACTAACTCCATACCTGTTCTAACTACTGCTACATTATCAGATGCTTTATCCATGCTATTAATCCATTTATATTAAGTGCTACTAAATTCCATTGCTTCCTGTAAACTACCTGAATGATGACAAGAACAAAACCAACTACATAGAGTGTAGGTTCTATTGTCCACTGAGCGGCAATCAAAAAACCACTGCCCATGTATCCAATCCTTGTAGCAATCTTTTGCTCTACAGGTATTTTCTTGTTTTCTGCAAAAGAATTAACTATCTTTTCCTTCACACTCGTCAAGCATCTGTTGTAGTGATCTAATAAGAACATAATTAGGGTTGTCTTTTAACTTCTCAGTTATGATTGCTGTTATTAATAAGTGATTCATTTTCTAAGTATATTTGTAGGGCTGCTAAAGCTCTCCAAGCTACCTTACCTAAGTGAAGTAACCCATCTTCATCAACAGGGTTCTGTGAGTGATCTATTAAGTGCCTGGCTAACGCATCTTCGTTATCAGTGCTTTTACTTTTATCCCAATGCAATGGCTTGTCAGAATGATGCTGATCATTGCCTTTCTTACTAACTTTACTAACATACTTTAATGCGTCTGGAAAATATTTAACAACACCTGTAAATACAGGTTGACTTTTTCTTGATTCGCTCTCACTAGATACTAAAGAAGTTCTTCTTGGTTGGCTCAACATAGTTGATGTTGTAGTATATTCTGCCATAATTACAAGTGCATTAATTCATTAATAACCGTATTGCCATCTATAACAATAGCACAACCAATCGCAGGCTTCTTACCTCTCTTAGCATATGCCATAGCATAACTGTCGTGGTCTATCCCACATCCCACCTGTGTGCCAAAAACCTTAAAGTTCTGTCCAACAAACCACTCGGTATAACACTGAGTATGCAAGTGACCTTGTACTGTAGACATCATGTCAGCTCTACACTTTGTTTTTGCTGTACCTCCCTCTCCGTGAATGTACTGTACGTTATCATAAACAACCTTGTCAACAAAGTTCCAGTTAGGAACACCTAATACATCCTTGTAATCTTTTATCCACTTGCTGGGTATAGCAGATGACTGAGCTTTCCTCATTATCAATCTGTCGTGATTACCTATAGTGACATCGGCTACGGGAAAAGCTTTGTACCAATTAGCGAGTTTAGATATAGCGAGGTCCAACTCTTGGCCACCACCCATCCCGTTAGCGTCAGTCTCATGATAAGAAGCAAAGTGATTATCAATCACGTCACCAATAAAAACAACATGCGAACAATTGTATTTTTTAAAAGTGTCTTTACAAAACTCTAAGTAACCATCAAGACAAAATGGTTCGTGTAAATCTCCTATTACTAAAATTTTATTAGATTTCATCTGTGAAGGTTTGGTTTATTTCTGTGAGTAAATCATTTATTTCTGAAATTATACCACTTGCCTCATCCCTCTCATCATCAACCAAAGCTTCATACAGTGAGTCGCAAAGATTGTTTAACTGATCCATAGCTATGTTTATGAAGTTTAGTCTTTGTTCTTCTGCAGTGATACTCATTTCTAACTGTTTAATTGGTATATTAGTTCCTTACCCATCTTAGGGTCTAATTTTTGTATGGCTTTGTAGATGTATCTAGACTTCTTCCTAACATCTTCTTTTTCCTTCTTAGTAGAATCTGTACCTAGGTTTGTGTACATGTAGGTGTCAATCCTAAATAACTCATCTATTTTTTTCTCGTCGCTCCAGGTTGAAAAACCTAAAACTTTTTCTACGTCTTCGTATTTATATTCCATTGTATACTTCTGTTATGAATCCTAGCTTGTCCAACTCTCTTAACCTGTACTCCTGTATCTTTGATAACTTACCTGTAGGTGTCTTTATCTCAGAAAAAATAACCGGTGTATTAGGAGGTATTGCTAACACGTCTGGGATTCCGTTTTTATTTGTCTTTATAAGCTTGAGAACATAGTATCCCTCTTTCTCTAACTGATCTATACGTTTCTTCTGTATCTGTTGTTCTTTCATTCAAAAGGTCCATCATCTCTTCTTGAGAAGATACTTAAAATAAGCATTATTAAACAAAAATAAAGTATTAACATTCACACTGACCTAAATCCAACTTACAAGAACATATCTTAGTTTGGTCTTTAACAAACTGACCATTAATCATTCTACCTGTTCTTTGACTTATAACATTGTAAGCAGACTCTAAACAGTCTTGTACACTCAGTCCTTGCATCTTAGCCTGTATGATAATAGTTACTATGATATCTCCGATAGCATCAATTATTTCATCCCTGTCATTTATACTCACAGCCTGAGCTAATTCAGCAGACTCTTCAACAGTCTTTATTGCTTGAGCCATAGGAGTAGCTACATCAAGTATTCCTTTATCTAACGCCCAATTCTCTACCCTTAGTATCAATTCTTCCATACCGTAAATCTATAAAAAATTACTTAATTATCTATAAAATCTTATTAACAATCTCTCTTGAAGTGTCTGAGTGTATAGTCTTTCTTGTTTATTACTGACCGGTATATCTTAGACTCTAGGCCTCCTTCTGAGAATATCCAAAAAACCTTATTGAATTTTCTGTCCTTAGTAGTCATCCTATCCCTTGCTTGCCAGTAACTAGTTGCACTAAAGTCTATGTTGTAAAACAAAACATAGTCAGCGTTCCTTAAACTAATCCCTTCTCTTCCACTAACAATCTGTAAAGCAATATGCTTATCTGTAGA